TTTTTTGCAATTAAAGCCGCTTGCTCAATTTCTTTTACATGCTTTTGCCCATAATCAAATCCTATTGCGAACACTTCATCAAATTCACGCAAAGCCCAAAATAGACATGTTGTCGAATCCTGTCCTCCCGATAGAAGGACTACTGCTTTTCTTTTTTTCATATTTATAAAATATTTAAAATCCATTATAGTTTAATTAATTGAAATAATTCCTGTCGTGCTGCCGTATCTTCCATGAATTCACCTTTCATAGTTGATGTGGTTGTGTAAACGTCATGCTTTTTCACACCTCTCATTTCTTGGCATAAGTGACGCGCTTTTATGATCACAGCCACCCCTTTAGCTTCGAGTTTATTCATAAGATATTGAGCACATCCTTCAGTGATACGCTCTTGATTCTGAAGACCTCGCGCGAATTTATCGAGCGTTCTTGGCAGCTTGCTAATTCCGATTATCTTCTTTTTTTCAGGATCAGGAATATATGCAATGTGAGCATGACCAAAAAACGGCGCCATATGATGTTCGCATAATGAGAAGAAAGGAATATTTGAACTTATCACAATCCCTCCGTACTTCTCTTGATCGAATGTTGTCATACTGAAGTCAGGAGGATTTAGAAACTCCTTCATGAACTTAACATATCGTTTTGGAGTATCTTTTAATCCGTCTCGATCAACATCTTCTCCTATTGCTTGTAAAAAGTCTCTGATTGCCTTTTCGGCTGCTTCTTCGTTTATCATCACACTCCTGTTGTTTGGTCGTAAATAGCTATTTGAAGACGAGCTCCATAATTGACCCTAAGCGTTTTGCATTGCTCAATTACCCATTGGCTTATTTCAGCATATTCATCTTGTTGATCTACGCCAGGCATTAAGTACGTATTTTTCCTTAATTCAGTATTAAGCAAAGGCCAATAAGTGTTTAATAACTCCTTCATATCCTCGTTGTCGTTCACTACAAATTTCATTATAGAAGGTAGGTAGTTAAAAGTCATAATAACATCTTTTTTGAATCGTACATTTTCCCGCATTCCGCTACCAGAAAGCTTTGGACTCACGTTCCACAGCGAAACATAAAAAGCTAAATCTTCAAAAGGCGTGATTGTACCGTTTGTTTCAATCTCAATAAACGCTCTTCTGTTTGTTAGTGACATAATTATTTTACAAAAAGAGATTAATTGATTTTGCTGCATAAGCGGCTCCCCTCCCGTAATCACTAAATGAGCGTGACGAGATTCTAGCGATGGCAAAAATAATTCGCCAAAATATTCGATAATATCAGCATAGGTAATTAGTCCACCTTTTGTCCAAGATTCAATACTATCACAGCGCCATTTAGCTCCGTCATGAAGGTGTTTGTCTTGGATCGTTCCTTTACCTCCACACAATAAATTACAGTCTGTAAGCCGTAAAAAATAAGCCGGCACGCCTACAGTTTTTCCTTCGCCCTGAATGCTGTAAAAGCTTTCACTGATTTTCAGTTGGTTCATTAAATTGTTTGTTTAAATTGAAAAATTTAGTTTCTACTCTATTCCTAATCATTATTTCTGTGTACACATCGCGCAAGCTTTTAAGGTGTGCTTTGCTTGATTTCTTTGAAGTGTGAGATTCTAGCACACTCCTTATGTTATGAAGTTGTCTCGTGGTCATAGGCAATATTTAAAATTGAACATATTTTCCTCGTTGATTCTGTAAAATACACCGATTTTTTCCTTATGATATTGCTTACAATCGTAGTAGATATTCCAGAAGAGTCTGAAAAATCTTTCACGTTATCATATTTAGTGTAGATTTTTGTTTTGATGAGCTTCCGTAAGTCGTCATCAATTTCATTTGGTAACGTCTCATTGTTTGTGCTCAAATACAATGATTCCAACTCCATTATGTTAGACTTCCGCTTCACATCGTTGTCGTCTCTGAGCATGTTTTGGAACTTGTTATACTTCATTCTAACAATTATACAAAACCGTTCTACGCTCTTGAATTTCTTTCTTATCTGCGCTTTTAATTCTTTCTCATCCATCGTCTTATCTATTAAGTAATCTGCTCTCCATTTGAAGAGCTTCCTTTATAAAAATATCTGTACGCTCTTCGAATTTAGCGTGTAGTGCTTTGTCAGGATATTGAGGCATGATGATCATTTTCAAGTGATCTGGAAAACTATCATGATAGAAACACAAATCCCACACTAAATATTTAGTAACCCATAAGCTAAATTGGCATTGGATCTTGAATTTATCAAGGTCTTTGCATGCTCCAGTATCTAGTATTTCAATATGCTGTGTTGGCAGGCACTTGATTTCTGTCCCTTTCTTTCTACCAACTAATCCGTCAGGACTGCAACCAATCCATTCATTCATTTCACAGAATCCAACTTCTTCAACTTTTTGAAAGTTCAATCTTTCATAGTGCTTTCTTGCTAGAGGCTCGTTGTCATGACCCCAATCTGTTGATGCTGCTTTAAAGCTTTTTCTAGGAACCTTTGTAATACGCTCTTCAACCAACTTCCTCATTTCAGTATATGCTCCAACTCCTAGAATGTTTGATTTTCCGTTTACTAGAAGAGTTGAAACAATTGAAGCGGTAATTTTACCCATTCGAACTTCTCTCCATTCGTCCGATCCTTGATCCATTTCGTGAATGATCATACTCCTAATTGTTTTAAGATGTTTTCGCCAAACTCAACAGTAAATTCTTTCGCTTTCGCTTTATCGTTACACATTGTTCGAATCTCTTCCAAGTCTTCGCCTTGATACAAATCGAGTGCTTCAATCACTCTGTCCATTACTAGCTTCTCTGGAGAGAGGTTTGGATCTATAGTGATATCGTTTTGCTCGTTGTCCATCTCATTGATTCCTTTATATAAATCGTCAAAATGATCTGAGCAACCTTTTTTCACTACTGTTTTTTTACACATTTGAGGAAACCACTTATCCCATATATCTTTAGTTTGGGCAATTGCCTTGCTTTTGTTGATTTCAGCCAAAGACATATTTGTAAGAAACTCGCCTCTACTGTTTTTGATCACACAGTAACCTCCTATAATCTCTTTATCTAAGTTGACAAAAGGGTCTTTGATCTTGTGCGTATAAATCACTTTCCCGCTTTCTTTTCTGAAGCTAAATGTGTCGCCTTTATACACTAATGACACGTCAATTTGTGATTCAGGGTAGGTTGCAAGCATCTTGTTTTTATACGCTACATAATCGTAGTTTATACCTCTTGCAATTAAAGTGACGTGCTTACCGTCAAATACTAGCCCTTCAGCGTTTACAGCTTCAAACAAGTGAACTAAATTTGATGCTGTTTTGTAGAACATCCACTTGTTTTTCAACACGCCATCTCTGTCTTTTTCCTCGAGTAATTTAATCAAATAACCACCATATGAGTTTACGTGAGTATTGTTGTATTTCGAAAGCTTCTTCACGACATTTTCAATAATGTCGTTTTTTGTTAAATCTGCCATTTTATTTTTTGCTAGTGATTAAGTAAACCTCTTCCGCGTTGTGCTCTTTTACAATTCCAGTCGATCTACTGAAGAGAAACAATTCTGTAAATCCGACTACTCGTACAAAGAATTGAATTTTGCTACTTCGCTTTTCATGAGGAGCAACATATCCGATTCGCTCTTCTCCGTCTGCAAATACTTTTACTTTATCGCCTTTCTTATAGTCGAATTCATAAGACACTGATTTTCCGCCATGTCTAACGTTGTATATTTCATCACTGATCTCACCTGCTTTGTGAAGTGCTAATCTAACATCGCTAACATAGCCAGAATCACATCCAACTTTCGAGCAAATTTCTTTATTCGATTTCGCTTCTTTGATTAGCGAAATGATTTGATGCTTTTTAGTGACTTTCTTTTTGACGTGGTTGTCACTGTTCTTTAGCTCTTTGATTTTGTCTAGCTCTTTTTGCGCTGCTTCAGACTCTTTATCGAGTGATGGTTGCTCAAGAGGAACGCCATCCCATAATTTTTCTCTGTCATCAATGCTAGATTCATTAGTTTCTTCACTAATAAATTCAGCACTGTACCACATCAAGCGTCCTTTCTCTTCTCTAACTTGAACTTTTGTTTTGTCTTTGTTGGATTTGATGAATTTACGCGCTACGTGTGGCGATCCTGGTGGAAATGAAATCAATATTTCATCATCCTTTTTCAATTGTTCGATACCTACCATGATTATTGTTTGTTTGTTCGACACAATAATACAAAGGTTTTACATCAAATACAAAACTATGTAGAATATATTTTTAGATTTACTTGTTACTTTGATCGTATATTACGCACGAGCAAGATTATAATAAACCCTATGATCGTAATGAAGAATAGTATTTTTTGCCAAGTCTTTTTGATTCCGAAATGCTCAAGCAATGTCTCTTTTATGTAGATCGGGTCACAAATAACTTCCACTAGCACTTCTTTGATTATCGTGTCAGCTTTGCACTCAACATCAATGAAGATAGAATCTGTTCGTATATCGCGTATTATTTTGTATCTGAGACGCTCTCTTTCAACTTCGATAGTATCACCTCGTTTGAACAAAAAAGTCGTGTCGTGCTCAATTTTAGGTATGTAAGTAGTATCGTTTACATACACGCTATCTATCTTCAGAACATAGCCTTTTTCAATAGCTTTGTCCAGCTGCCTTTTTGATCTCTTTAAATGTTGGTTAACGGAACAGCTACTTAGGAGAAATGTAATCGTCAGAATTATCAGGTTTCGTAACATCTTTTTTGAATAAGAAAAATAAAATAACAGGAGCACCATAAACGACCTGGTCGAATGTTGCTTTTTCAAAGTACACTAACGCCAAACACGATAGTAAAACACCTACTGCAATAGCTGTTGACTTCTTGCTTTTAAATAATCGTTCATACATGACTATATTGGTTTAAGTTCTTCTACTGATTTAATCGATTCGAATAACACTTCAGCATATGCAATCTGTCCTTTTGTACTACGTAGAAAATCAGCTTCTTTTCTATTGTCAAAAAATCCATTTTCAACCAACACTGCTGGACAATCCGTTTTTCTTAGAACATAAAAAGGAGCTTCTTTATCATCGTCATGGTCGCTAAAGTCGTTTCTAAAACGTATGTAAGGCAACATTTTTCTATACATCTCACAGAAAATTTGTGCTACTTTGTCGCTTTTAGTTTGACCTGGTGACGTGTAGATTTCATTTCCATGCCCACCGCCCGCGTTACTATGTATTGATAAAAATATAGCATCCTTATTGAGTCTGTAATATTCATCAGCAATATCAACACGTTTTTTCAAGGGCGTGTCTTGTATTGGATCAGGAATAACTACGTGCCTTATGTTAGCTTGCTTCAGCATTTTAACTAAAATCTTCGTAATCACTCGATTAATATTACCTTCATAAATCTTGAAATCACCATGATCATACATTTTTTTCAATCCAGTGGTGTAATTTCCGTCCGCATCAATGCCTCCGTGACCAGGATCTAGTAACCATAAATATCCTTTATCTTCGCTTTTCATAAATGTAGTACGCTAATGAAAAATTCTTTTATCTTATCAAAGTAAACGTATCTCTGTAAATTCCCAAGTCTCCCCTTTTCATTTTATTCTTCGTTTAAGTTCCATTAAATCGTTATGAATCGGTTTCAATTCTGCCTTCAAAAGTTCTTTGAACATTTCTCTACTTGAAATATCATTTTCTTTGTTAGCTTGTAGTGCTGTAGCGTTTTTCACAACTTCCGAATTGAGTTGTTTTAGATCCGCGCTATGAGAATTCAAACGGTTATCTTGTACATCGTTCTTTTCCTTAGCATCAGTCTTCATCTGTTTAAGATTAGCAGTTATTAAATAACCTATGATAGTAAAAATCACACCTACAATAAACATGATCATTTGAAATATTTGAGGATTAATTCCTTGTTGAATAGCTTTTGTTGCTTGTAATAGTGCCATTAGTATTGTGATCATAATAATAGTATATGATTTTTAATTATTGGGTTATGAAAATGCTTGAATATTGTGTTGTAATCGAGCTTGATCCTGAATTTCTGGTAATTTGCGGTTTTATTTGATCTCCTTTAACTGCGTTTAACGGGAATGTTTTCGATGCATTAGCCGAAGAAGCTCCAACGCTTTGTACTACCTCTACACTATCATCTAAATCAATAAAGCCGGCACCTACATCATGTACCCATTTATAACGGAAATCTACAGTTCCTCCTGAACTTAAACTAGTAACATCAAATGTAATACGCCCTGAAAACGGTTCATTTCCTGTGTATTCAAAAATGCCTATAACTTCATCAATAAGCTTCCATCTTTCCATGGTTGATCCTGCAATTAAAGCAGAACCACCCGTTCCAAATGTTATGTCCCTAAAGGTATTATTTACAATTGCACCATTTACTGTAGCATTATTGTTCACAAAAGCCGTAGCCACATATTTAGTATTGTCTTGATCTGGATTATTAACCGAAAATACTCGTTGATTACTTTGGTCTAATCCTTCAGTACTCCAATCACCCGTATGAGTTGATGTAAACACTTCAGCAACATCAAATGTATTAGTTTGTACATTATAAATTACGTGCCCACCATCATTATAATCTGTTGATCCATCAACATCTAAAACTACACCTTCACCATTAGATAGCCCGTGTGCCGCAGAGGTTACCGTTATACCGTTCATGAGATAACTTCCCGTTGCTTCATCAGTTCCGAATGCCAGGCCTTTTAATTCAAAAGAAGATGCTCCTGTAACTGATACGATACCGGTTATATTATATGAGGTATTGGTAATAAATCCTGATATTGTCACTGTTGAGCCAAGCAAAGGAGAGGTGCCAGCATGATTAAATTGAGCTATACCACTTGAATCGCTTACACTCGTTATACCTGTGGCGCCGATTGAATTATCTGCCACTGCTGTAAATGTACCTGTAGCACCTGATACATCAAAAAGTTGCCCCGGCCTCACATTATTGCCCCGCATTACAAATCTAGCAAGACTATTAAACCCAGGATCTAAACGGCAAAATTTAGTAAGAGCATCATGAATCATGATATTATCATAGATTTGAATATTCCCTGAATTTCTGCCAGCTATTTCAAAAAAGTTAAATGTATTTGATGCCGCGAATATTAAACAATCTACAATAGTCGCGCTCTCACAGTCTGTCAAACTAAGACCTCCATTAATAGTATCAAAAACAACGCCAGGAGCGAAAAAGTCAGTAAGATTTTTAACTGTGCCCAGATTGTCCCAACCATTAAAATCAGGGAATTTAAAACTAATCACACCGCCATCAATATCAAGAAGTGATCCCGTATTATTTCCTTCTATAACAGTGTCAAACACGGCAAGGGTTCCAATATCTACCCCTTGAAACATCGGCTCGCTTACATTTGTATAGGTTATAAAATTTTCTGATCGACTAGTTGTGACGATTTCCATGTTGGCACCAGTAGCTATTATATTAGGTAGCGTTACTGTAACCGGATTCATTAATTTAAATCGCACGTCTGGAGTGACATCAATTTTTACACCAGGATCAACAATACCGAAATTAGCCTCAGTAAATACCTCTACGACATTTAAAGGCATACCGGGTGCTGGTGCTACTAAATCACGAAAAAAAAAACCCTTTAATACATCATATAATCCAGAAAGATCAGCAGGCACAGCAACCGGGGTTCCATCATCGTCTATTGACGTAATTTGCGTAATATCTGTTACAGATATTGAGAATGCGCTAGACGTGATTTTTACAATAGAATTGACAAATTCAGTATGACTTAAGTTTTTTGGAAACGATTGTTCATCCCCATTACTATCAACAAATTCAACAGAAGCAGGTAAATTGTTTATTATTTTTGACATTTTATGAAAGATTTAATCGTGCATTATCTCTGCAATCAAATTATGCAGACAGTTGAAATCGGATTCTTAATGATTTGCGTGTTAATTTACAATTTTTGTTGTGCATTTAAAAACTCTTGGTATAATAAAATCATTATACCTCTGTACTCCCCACGTATTCAGGTCGCTTTAATCTTTCTATTTCAATCGCATCAAAGAACGCTTTCCCAGCCGCTTTAACGGATGAGGGCAAGTTACTAAACTCTACATCTATCGTTCGTTCGTGAGGGTTCTTAAGCGTCCCCTGCATAGCGTCATGCTTAATAAGTACGCTTACCTTCTTGGCAACAAAGTCCATTCCAATGAAAATAGTTTCATGTTCCGGAGAGTCTAGTTTTCTTTTATCGGTTCCTATTTCGATTATTCCCTCTTTTTTGTATTTTTTCAGTATGTTACTCATGATTAAAAGTGTTTACGGCAAAAACTATTTAAAAAGACATCGGTTTTAGGTGTATTTAATACTCTATTATTTGTGTTGGTGGTATATCTTTGAGAGGTGTTATTATCTACAGTTGTAGATGATCCTAATGCATTATTAAGAATATCAGGAAATCCAAAGTTGCCTGTTGCTTTATTAATACTTTCTAACTGCCTTCTTGACGCTAGAAAAAAATCACTGAATCCTGCGCTATTAAACGCTAAGCCCGCATCAATCGCGTCATCAAAATTTGCACTACCTGCTCCCACTATGTGCCATCCCATCCCTGAAGCATGGTCTATTTTATAAAAATCTCCATAAACCTGCAATCCGTTCTGGTCTGTAAACCTATTTAAATTACCAAAAATATTATTGTTAATTAATGTATCCCAACTAGATAATCCATTGTGAGCCTTCAGTGTGTTCGTTGCTCTGATCGGTGCAAATATGGTTGCTTCTATGTCTGCTGCATCCCCTGTTCTGTAAACTGTTGTTTGACCATCTGGTATAGGAAAGTTGTAGCCCCTTCCAATTAACGCGACTAACTCGTCCCACGTTTGAGGAGGATCACAAGGTATTGGTAGAGGCGGTAATGGAGCTTGATCTACATTGAATTTAGCCTCGTCACCACAATCAAATTCCGCAGATAATTGGAATCGGATTCTTAATGCTTGGTGAGGATATTTCATCCTTGTTTTTTGTTCTTCAGATAGCGTGTAATTGCTAAAAATATTCTCATTCTCAGTAAATGACTGAAGAGTGATCGTGTCTTCCATGCTCAAATGCTCCCTCAACAGGGTTAACAATTCTGTATTAAGAAATTGTTTTATCTGGTATCCTTTGTTCCTAGCATATTTATCTTGATTGAACCACACAACTAAATTAACTGTATATCTAACTTCATTTTGAGACACGAAATTCGCTGAGTCTTCTTGATAGAAAAAGCTCGTGATACGGAACTGATCAGTTGGTTTAGCTGGAAAATATTCTTTGTCTGTCCAATAAACAATTGGAGAACTATTAGATTCGCTTTTCAGTGCTAATGGCAATAACAACCCTTGGTCAAAATATAACTCTTCCGTGTTTTGATCATTAATGAACGTAGCTTGTGCGATCACTTGCTGCAACTCGATGATTTGCTTATCAAGACCTACTGGATTTCCCGGGTTTACGAATACTGGCAGTATTTTGCTCATGCGAATATTGCTTTTTTAGTTCTTCGTCTAAATTCAATCAGTGCTATTTGTCGCAACTCACCTATACTAACTGGCGATAATCCCTTGATTTTTTCATACTTCTTAGACAATCGTTTGTCTTTAGGATCAGTATTTACAAACTTTCCAGAATCCGTTCCGATCTTGACTTTAAACCCTTTGTGATATTTACCTGTGAGCTTCAAATCTGGAACACCTTTTGGTGGCTTTGGATTCATAGCTTGCTTTTTATTAGCATATCTCTTATTGCGATATTTTGGCGAAATGTTCTTCCCTTCGTTCGTCTTCCCTCGAAGCAATTGGTCTGTTTGTAGCTTTTCAATCTCTTCGGAATTTTCGATCAGTATTTCCCTTAGAATAGATTGCTGATGCGATTCTATAAACTTAAGACCTTTTATTACTTTTGAAATAGCTGTCATATCGCTCCTTGATACATTCCTTCAAAACTATCAAACATAGAACCCATGTCTTTTTTGAGCTTTTTGAAGTGAATCATTTTTACAAACTGCAATCCTCTATCATTTTCGTTCGCAGAATCACCATACAATAGCTCGTGGATTTTCGCTTGCTCGTTATCTGCGGCTGTATTTATTCTATCATTCTGAAGCATTGTACTTAATATCATGAACGCCAGAACATATTGATACGTCTTTTGTAGTGTCATGATATTCTTTTCGAATTGCGGGAAATAGCTCTGGTTTATTTTGAATGACAAATTGAATGGTATTTCATCGTTATAAGTTAACGAGTCATAATATTCTCCAAGCGTAGGCAGTTGGACTCCATTCAGCTTATCGTTTGCTATCTCAACTGCATTCATGAAAAAGTTTTCATCAGAATACATGAATCCCAAAACGTCTCTTGTAAATCTCGATCTTCTGAAGCTATAAGATTGTGCGTTTGCTAACAATTCACTTTCGAAGAATCCAATCAAGAATATCCCGCCTTGATTGTAATCTTCATTGAATAAATCAATTATGACTGGATTTCCGTCTGAATCTAATAGATCATAATTCTTATAAGATTCTAAGCGTAAATCAGCGACTTTAATCACAAACGTTTGTATTGCTTCATCAAGTCTACTGCTATGGTAGACATATATGTTCACATCGGCCGCTGCACCAGTTATATGGAGACCAATTTTATTGATCTCCAACACTTTGTTTAAAGCTGAACTGGTCGATTTTATACACACACCGATAAATCTATCTTGCAACTGACTAGCAACCGCTGATGCTGACTCAAAATAAGCCGTTGTGCTCGCTCTTAGCTCTGTCGCGTACACTTCATTAGCTTGACTTGATATCGCTCCACTGATCGTTTCTAGCGCAGCAGACTCGCGGTACTTTTCTAATCGATCGCTTAAAGATGTCTTCCAGTTCGTTCCGTCATCTGTTTCAGGATCGTTTCCGGTGTTATCGATCTTAGCTACCCAAACAAACGTTCTATCGTTTATAACTTTGCTAACTCTATCGCCTTTTAGATACGAAGTCGTTACTAGCCAAGTATCAACATCAAATCCTTCATCAAACATTAAGCCATTACTCATTTGCTCAACGCTCAAGAACATTTCAGAAACAGAATTCACAAATATTTGCGACTTTGTTAAGTCTGGAATCAAGCTTGAATCAAGGTCTAAATATTCTTTTTTAGCTACTGTTTGTCGGAATCCTACTTTTGGAATCAATAAAGCTGCGGTCTTATGGATGTCGTACGTAGTCATTTTTTGTTTAAAGATAACAAAAAAGCCGCTAACTAGTAGCGGCTTTTTAAACAAACAATTTTATAGTACTGAACATGCACTAAGTAGAACACAATAATACAAAAAAAAGGCTGTACATATGCACAGCCTTTGATTTATTAGCCAAACAACTTAAGTTTTAACGATATACTTAAGGATTGGTTTGATATTAGCGTCTGACTCGTAAGAAGTAATCGCTCCGAATTGAGTTACAAAAGAGAAGTTTTCAACGATATCGATTACAGCTTCATCTGGATTACCAGTCACAGTTGCACTCGTATCTTCAAACCCTCTGAATGTTTTCACTTCGAGATTGATTGGTGGAACGTCAGAGAACATATTCGTGTCCGGACCACCGATCGTTAAATTACTCCATTCATCTTCGCCAGTGTTAACGACTCCGTTTACAGCATCTGGATGAGATGACCAAGGGAACACTCGACTATAACCAGCTAATGAAGCATCAGGAACCTCATACAAAGTTGCTGAATCTCCAACCGCATCAATGATCTCGTTATCTGTCATCCATGCAAACCAGTTTAAGAACTGTTTCACATCAACTTCATTTTGAGACCCTCTAGCTAAGTACTCGTTTATGATTATCGCAGCCGTAGGACTAGTAATCAATGTCGGTACACCATTTCCAAGTTCTAAGAAGTTGTTTTGACCTGCTTCTATTTGGATGTTTTGAAGGATCTCAATGAAAGGCACCGTGTTAGGAACGTTCTTAGCGTCTCCTGTTACAGTAGTATAAATAGTTCCTGCATCAGCGGTTCCAGTTAGTACCCATTTATTAGCGTCAAGATGTGCAACAAATTGTTTATTCGCTCTTGTATAGATGTTTCTGAACACTTGCGGCAATTCTTTCATCATATGATCTTGATAAGCTTTTGCTATAATAGCTTTCTTATCCGCCCCTTCTGAACCGTACTGTCTAATCGAATTGTTTACAAAGCTCATATCCAAGCCTTCTTGGATCGTGGTGAAGAACGTAGGGGTAACGGTTGCAATTGTTGAACTCCCTGATCCTTTTCTAACCCTTCCAGCACCAACTCCAAGCGCGCGTTTATTGTACAAGTACAAGTCTATTGCTTGAATAGTCTGTCTAAGGTTTTCTATCATCGTGATATCTTGCGGTGAAAGCGTTCGTTGACGTTGGCTGTAGTATGCATTCATCACAGCGACTTGATTAGTACGCATTTCAAATGTTTGCTGTCCCTTATTCATGTCAAGGGTTGAATGATCTCGAATCACATCACGCAACAACTGAGTAGCAAAAGAAATGAAAGCTAAAGACCCTTTCGGGATTTGTACAAAGTATCCAACTCCAATTCCGACCGCTGTAATTACTACAGGGTGGATGCCGGTGGCTTGATGAAATACAGATACACAGAATGCGGTAAGCAATACCGCAAAAGCTAAGTTTATAAAGTTAATTTTTTTCATGATTTTATTGTGGTTTTAATTCAGGCCATTGCTTGATTGCTTTTTCAGGTATAGGCATGCCCATATCTTTACGTAACAACCAAGATTCTTTTTCGTGACCGAATAAGTTTTTTTCAGCTAACGCTTTGATGAATTTATCGTTTAGCTCTTTTTCTTGTTCTGGAGTTTTTGCTGGTAGGTCTCCTGGCAACCTTGCGCCATCACGCGGCTTTCCGTCTTCTAACTTCAATCTAAGATTTGGCATAGCTGTTATAAACTCCTTGAACACATCTTGTACAGGCTTTCTGATACCATCAGCTAATGATACTTGCGTATTCGTAAGTATATCAACTGCTCTGAAGCCTTTATCATCTTTTTCAAGGTTGTATTTAGCTTCAAATTGAGCAATTATGCCAGGTAACATGAACTCCATTTCTTGGGCTGAATAGTCCAAGTTGTCTGGAAGCCCTTTTGATATCAGCGCGTTCTTATCTCTCGAAAACAACTCGTTTTGCACTTTTTTCAACTCGCCAACAGAATTAGAAGTAAGCTTGTTAGCTTCTACTAATTTAGCTTCAAGAGCGTTAAGCTGCGCAAGATCACCTGATCCTCCTTTTTCTAGTAAAGGCAAAACACGAGTAATATACTCACGCGTTTTTTCTTTCTCAAGCTTATCATGACCAGTCAAATTCTTGAACACTTGATCAACAGGGCTCAATACTTCACCAGCAAGATTTGATTTGAAAGTCAATACTGCCTTTTCTAATTCGTTCGGATTTTCAATTCTGCTACCGCTCGTAATACTAGTCATAGTCTTAACGATATCATCATTATAATCCCCTTTTGATTTAAACGTATTAATGCCTTGATTTTTCAAAAAATCTTGGGCAAGCGCGTTTGTGATTTCTGGTTTGTGATTTTCTAATGCAGTCGCGACATCGGTTTCAATGCGTCCCTTTATTACGGTTTCTTGTTCTGGAGTAAAATCCATATCTGTAATTGTTTATTATTACACTAATTTATTAAAATATTTTTCTAGTAATCCTCTCCGTCATGTATACATTCTTGAGGGAATTTTTTAAGCTCTTCAGCATCGAAAGGATATCCGTCAACGTTTGGAATATGCAAAATTCCGTCTGTTGGGATTATCTGATTTCCGCCAACGAGGTTCAATCTCTTCATTTTATCAAGCTTGTTATTTACCCAAGTTGCTTTTTGTCTTGCATTACCTTTTGTAGCGGAAATAATTTGCTCCATAAAAGCGTCTGCAATATGCGCTTTGGTGACATTCATCATCATACTAACAATTTGACCAGGAGTAGCTACATCTCTGAAAGCGTCTCCTGCATTGAAATTGTCTGCAAATTGCATGACAAACATTCTAGGAGTTGATTTAACAGTGCGAGTTTGAGGCTTATGGACTTTCGTCATGTCTTTTGATCTAGGAGACGCGTAGTCTTCAAGAACAAAATGCACTAAGCCTTCCTCACCTTCAGGAACTTCATATTTAGAATCCACGCTACCCACCACAACTTCTCTTTTCTTCTTTTTTTCAACTGGCTTTTCATCTTTCTTGACTTCACTCGATTTCTTCAACCTTTCGTTTTCTTTACGTTGATTTTCAAGTTGAGCCTCTAGCTCTTTGACTTTCTCCTCAGCTAGTTTTGTAGCTTTCTCCTCAGCTAGTTTTTCAGCTTTCAATTCCGCTTCTTTTTCAGCTTTCACCTTCTTCTCGGCTTCTACTTTTTTAGCTGCTTCTTCAGCTTTCTCCTGTGGTGTTTGTGGTGTCTGGGACATCTTGAATTGGGTTTATTTTTGTCAATATTTCTTTAAATTTAGCGATAAGCTTTTTAATTAACAAACCAGTGTTTACTTCGTCCATTATCATGCTCTCAATCTTCCCGTTTTCTATCTCCCAAATAGCGAGCACTTGGTCAAAGTTGTCAAACATAGCAATGGCTGTAGGTTGCGATTGCTGCAAAGCTTGACGGTTGTCTGTTATGTATTCAAGCGGAAAAGAACTGAAAGGCTTTAACACTCTGACTAATTCGAACCGCTTAATAGTCTGAATGTCGTTTTTGTTTTCAGTCATTAATATTTCAAATTGCTTTTGCTCTATTAGCGCGGAGTTGTTAGTCCCTTTGTATAGCAATACCAACTCATCATAAAGCTGGGCGATAGTCTTTAAGAAATATTTATTGCCGAGCTTTATAATGATTCTTTCGAAGCTTTCAGGCGCGAATATTTCAGCCGCCCTTTCTAAACAGAATTGCCACGGTTTTTCTATTCTGTGCTTAAAATAATTCAAATTGGTTTCTTGAGTATCAAAATTACTAGCTACTTGATCTTGATTAATAGCTTGGTTAACATACGTGTCGCCATATCCATCTCCGATAGAATCTACAAGTATCGACTGCTTAAACTCAGAAATATCACTTTTATGGAATTCAAGTATTTTGCTATCAGCATCTATTCTAAAATTCAATTTAGAATAATTGTTCATCAACTCGACATTACCTTGTTGCTGTATTGGGATTTTAAATATTTCTCCCATCACTCCACTGTTCTTATTCTTACAGCTTGGGCAATCTGATGTTTTCAAAGGGAATTGAAAAGCCAATCCAGGATCGATTTGTGAAAGCGTTCCAGTACCATTACACTTGACATTAGCGCCAGTGTCTTTAAAACTACACCTTGTCTCTGGCATGACTTCTTTCCCGAACGCGCCAAAGTATCTGTAATTTTGATAGAACGTTTTAATGATGTTGTATTCCATCAAGTCTTTCGTGCTATCGTTATACACGGACTTTTTGGAGACATTCTCTGTTGTCGTCATGTTGTCGTCATAGACCCAAGTAGCTGGACAAACAGAGTTATTATGTGGAATCATTTCAGTTCCGAAAGCAGGGTCTATAGTTATTCCATTAGCACCTTCTATCCAAACGCTGAAAAACACATCGTCATATACCCAAAATCTGAAGTTAACACCTTTCTCACCGCTTACTTTTTGCTTTATGATACAATAACGAATCCCTTTGATACTCGCTTTTATGTCGTGAATACTATCTAAAGGGATGTGCTTTACTTTGATTTTTAATTCTCCGTTTTCATCTTCTCCAGAACCAACTACATAAATACTGTTCGGTTGAGTGAGCGCGAGTTTGCTTCCGGTTTCTGAAAAGTATTCGCCATCACTAGTGCCTTCAAACATAGTTTGCTTTTCAATCAAAAAAGCTGATCTTATGTCTTCGTTCATTCCGAAGTCATAAGTCATGCTCTTACCAGAAGATGTAAAAACCCTCTGGTAATGTTTTTTGATTCTATCTACTAAAGTTTGAGCGTGATTCTTATAAACGACTTTGAACTTATTGAATTTTTGCCCTGTCAATAAAGGTTTAACTTCATTGAAAACAAGTTCTGGATGACTGTTATCGTAGAATTGCTGTAATAGATTTTCGTTTTCACGAGCTTCTTTCAATAAACTTTCATGAGCCGATTTCTGGATAAGCGCGCGTATTTGTTCTTTGCTTAATACAATTCTCATCCTTGATAGGGCTGCGACAATGTTTTACCATGTCTTGGTTTATTATCGAACAACCTTAACAATCTTGTACTGAGTATGAAAACCTTTTTGTTTCTTTTGGTTTTTCAACATTCGTACAGCTTGCTCTTTAGGATATTCCTTAGTTCCTTCTTTATTCTCTTTAGTAACGAGAGACTTACTTTGAAGAATAATACCAGTTACTTTTTCGTCTTTCTGCGCTTCTTCAATAGAAGGGATAGACTCTTTTGTTTCATTACCCATGATAATTATTTATAAGATTAAACCAAATGCACCAGTAGCGCCTATTGCGTATCTATCAAGATCTCCGAAAGGAGAGAATATTTGCATATCCATATTGTCAACATTACCCGATCCAGTCAGTACCTCTCTTGTGCTAACGTTAAATAATTTAGCGTCAAACCAAGGTGAATCGCCATTGGTAATTTCTGCATCTTCAAGGTTCTTATAAATAACTTGTCCAGATTTATCAATCAAGAGGAAGTCTCTTTGTAAACCTGCCATAGCTAACAAAAGAACGTGGTTGGCTGAACTTATACCAAAGGCGGTATATATAGCTGGTTGGTCGGGTAGCGTTCCAGGAAGAATTCTAGTGGAGTCAGCAAGTTCTACTGGCTCAATTAAAGTTTTTGGCCTTTGTGCATCTTGGATACCAGGCGTCAAAGTGATTTTGTCGATATCGATTAAAGCGATAGCAGCATCCCATATTGCTTTATCTTCAAAATTAAGTTTCAAAGCTGCTTGAGTTCCAGCTATGGTGACAGCTGCATCATTAAACGGATCAACTCCGTCAGGGTCTTTTAATACAATTCTGCTAACGTCTTTGATTGAGTCAAAGCATTTTTGCAGTTGCATTGAGTCAGGCTGTATCTCAGCGGGGCAATTTCCTATTAATTCAATAACATCCATTATTAGTGATTTTTTGCGTTCAATCAGCCCGCGCGGCTCTATTGATTAGCAATTTAACAAAAGATAATGGTATGTTACAAACGTTTGGTGTTTTTTATTGGCTTGATGAATCGCTGTAATCAACTATGCCTTTCTCCTCAGCGTATCTAAGGACTAATGGCCTGCGCATTATGTTGAAGTTTTTTTCTTCTGACTCATTGATTGACTCATAATAGCAATCAGTCCAACAGTTTGGTGTTTCATACAATTTGACGTGATGGATTTTTAACCCGCTTTCAACATAATTGTTTTCAAATAATACCCGCATAGCTAAGAATATTTCTTTCACAATGTTCTCAACAGTTGGATTACAATATTGCCCTATACCATTTAAAGACATGACCCACGTTTTAGACTTCAAATCCTTTGCCGCTTTAATCATAATGTCGTCATGCGGATTACAAATGACTCCATGGTCTAGTAAGTCATCAATCCACTGACATGCTACACGCTTAATCTCTTTGAAATCAATAGCGTAACCAATCGTTGAAATTGATTCAAACTCAAATGTTAATTCAAATAAGTATGTGTGCCCGTGGATCTGAAAGCACTTCATTTTCTCATTCATAACGCGGTGCGCGCTATCGAAATTTCCTTTCCTTGTAATGTATTGCATGTTTGTATTGTTTGTTTATGCTAGTTACGAACTATCTTTGTGGTTAAAAAATAGTAAGTGTTCTGTATTCCTACAAATCCATTCAGCACCACAGTAACCGTATGCTGATAATACTATGATGAAATAAATGTAGACTACTATTGACATTGTTTTTTGTCTTTTTCAAATCTGTACTATTGCTAACATGCGGCTAAAAAGTAACCTTCGGTCGTTTAACACTTACTTTTAGCCGCTCTTTGGAGATAATAACGCTGCGCTATGCTGGATACATGAATGATTTACGCCATCTCTTTTTACATTTAACGCATTCTCTTCTAGCTTTCCTGTAATTAAATCTATATGAGTGTTTACATTCATTTTCTCCATCAGTTCTTATCTCCAACGTGCCATCGACAAATGATTGGTTATCCTTATCGGTAGGCTCGCTTACGTGACTATCTCCAACACCGTGTAAAACGCCAGACTCATCAGTATCATTTGAAACACCTTCCGTATTCTCGGAATGTTTAAAATTAATATCATAGCTCAGTTTCCAGCCGAAACTAAATGTTATTAAATAGCTCATTATTATTACAAATATTTCCATAGTTTTAATTTTAAATTCCTTCATCCGTCCAGCGTTTACACGATGGCACGTTAGAAATCCTCTGTTGTAGTGAATAGATAATTACGGTGGTTTTCGAATGCAGCGTCTTTGATAGCGTCACTGATCAACTCACTATAATTGGTTTTGATAATTCGTTCGTGTATGTTTGCGCATCTCGATTTTGCGATTAATGCTTGCAAGTCTTTGAGCTCTTCAACTGTTCCTTCAACCGTCATTTTGTGGTAGGTTTAGTGCATCATTTATTTTAGTGAGCATGACAACACGATCAGCTTTAGTCCTTGACAATGTAACTACGCTACCTTTGCATGTGTCTAGCGTTAGCTCACTGTTGTTCAGTGCATCGCGCAACATTGTAAGCTCTATGTTATCAAATATCATATCAGAGATTGCTTACAGTCAGAAATAGTAGGAAAGACATCTCCATAAGAAGAAGGGTTTTTCTTCCCTTGTTGTCGATATTGAAATCCTCCTGCTACTCTTACAATCCTGCCTACTCTTTTATTTTCAAGATACACGCTTACATAACCGTCATTGTGTACTTTAAATTTTACATTAAATGCCATTTCCTTATTGTTTGTTCATCACAATAATACAACATGTTTTGTAAACTACAAAACAATGCGCAATATATTTATAATATATTTTGTGTTATACTGAGAAAACGTTGGGCGCAACTCTTTGAACAGTTTTTTGCTGCGCTGTATTTATTAACTGTAAAGGGTTTTTTGCAGTTAATACACACTCTTTTCTCATTGTCAACTCCTGAATCACGCCTGTGTTTTGATACGCATTTTGGAGAACAGATTGTTTGCTTTTTTTGATACTTCTTAAAAGGTGTTGAGCAGACGACACAATCCGCTTCCCCAAAGTCATGCTTACTGAAGTTGCTGTTTTTAGCGTGTTGCTTATGCCACTCTATTCCTTCTTTTGAGCTGTGCCATGTTTTTGACGCTTCGACTCCTTTTTTCTGAAAGCCTTTAAACCATTCTACATTGTCTTTAAATCGTTTTTTTGCGTGCATCGCAATATGCTTACTCGCTAGCATCGCTTGTAAATTCTCTGGGCGGTTGTTCCAAGGGTTGAAGTCTTTATGATGAACATGAAATCCTTTTGGAATATCACCGAAGTTTTTCACATAGACTTCTCTGTGCATTGATTCACCCATTTGAAAATAGGTTTCACCTGCCGGAAGATTGTAAGTTCTACCATACGCTGTTTGAAAAACTGTACCATCGTCTCTTACTTGAATTTTAAAATCGCGATCCATAATGTTTTTTTTGCAAGTTAATGCAAAACATACGTTATTGCAACTAAACACTAAAAACGTGGTGTAAGTGCGAAACAACGCCATAACGTACGCAGTCCATTAAATGATCATCGAACTTCACAGGCTCTTCCATTGGTTTTCCGTTTGGATCTTCTCGGTATTTGTATTTGTTATACTCCTTCTTAACGTTTACGCTTGAGGTACACACTCGCACGTCTTTGAATCTACGCACATAACCAAGTCCAAACTTTACTTTCTTATTCGCTTTGTATGCTGCAAATCCTGCGCTGCTCATATCTGCCCGCGCTTGTGGGTTTTCAGTGTCGCAATAAATAGGATTGTTTTCATCGACTTTGTCTTGCTTCATAACTTCGATACACTCATCCACTTTCGTATAGCTCTTGTAAAACTTCTCACGAATGTAAAGTATCTCATTATACCATTTAAGCTCGACAAGAGCACGAGGAGAGACATAACCGTCATCGTATCCATAGAACACATCTAAAGCAGGGGCGCGGTCGTATTCAACCGGATCAATGAACTTCCAGCCTGTCCAGACTTTGTGCCTTACTGTTCCGTATTCTCCCAGTCCGTATATCTGCCAGTAATTCGCGTCAGTGTCGCGCAAATATTCAATCTCTTTGATGATCTCAGGCTCAAGGTACGGATTGTCCAGGTAGCTCGATTGTATGACTTGCACGTCATTACGCTTTTGCTCGACTTCTGTATTAATCCAGATATCTTCTTCACTCGGATTAAAGTCTATGAATATTTGCCCTGGTGATCGTAGTATGTATTGTCTGAATATTTCATACTCAAGTTCGTTAGCTTCTACTAAGTGTATATAATCCCATTTCTGTGATCTTACTTTTTGCGGGTTATCGCTTGAGTGGAAGTGTATCTCTGTCCCAGTGATTTTGTTACGGAAGTAATTGAAACTCCTGTTGTGGTGAAATAAATGTCCAACTTCAGACAAATATACCATGTCTGTAAAATCGCGCATTGCTGATAAACGCAAAGAAGGGAATGTCTTCCGTGTGACTAGTATCTTTTTGTTGTGCTCTTCGAATGACTTGATCAACCATAGCTGGTTCAGGCTCACTGTCTTGCTCGATCTCGTACCACCACGATTAACAACAATCCGAGCACTAGCGTCATAATTGCGTTCAAATACTTCTGTGCATTCGAAATTAAAATCAACTTGGTTCATCCTCAATATTTTTGTGACCCGCGTTTTTCTTTCTGTTTATAACAATGTTGATTTTGATATCTTTACCGCTTCCGTCTCCTTGTTCGTTGGCGTGGTGCTGTAATAGCTCTCTCAACGCTCCCAGCTTATCATGTAGTTTGTATTCTCTCACAATCTTAGAAGCTCCTTCAGTCATCTTGAATTCTGTTTCTTTGATTGAGTGAATGGCGGCTGATGCGTAACTAGGTAATTTTTTTACCTCAATCAATGCGCCTTTTTTATCGTAGTAGTCTGCAATATTAGCGTATCCGAGTTTAGATAATTCTTCGACTACTTTGTCAGCATCGGAATCGGTTCTTCTTTGTTGAGCTATTCTAAGTTGGTTTATATACTCCTGTATTTTCGGATTGGTTTTTAGCAAATTATTTGCTATTGCGGCAGCGGATCGCTCGCTATATCCTGCTTCTTTCGCTGATCTACTACCATTACCATCAATAATGTATTCTTCACAAAATCTTTGTTGCTGGATTGTGCATGCTTCACGTGCGCGCTCTATAGGTGACATTTTTGATGTGTCACGCTTATTGCCTGTTCTGGAAGACTTAGGCGGTGGTTTTTGATTGCCTGTCTTTGGCTCTTGTGATTTTGATTCCTCTTTCATCTGGCTGGGTTTTTCCACGTTTTACATTTCGCATTGCTACCTTAATAGCATTTTTATCGTTGAGTGCTACAACTGCAACACATCCTTTTTTGATCTTAAAGTCTTTCACCTTGTACTTTCTATTATTTAAAGTTATGGTCTTGACTGTCTTTAGTGCTTCTTGCTCTTCGAGTATTCCAGTTCTAGGATCAAACATATACAGTCTATGTCCTCGCGGAATAGGCGTTCTTATTTCATGCTTGCGCCAAAACCATAAGCTTCTACCAACATAAACCAACTTAGCACGTATCCAGAAAAACGCTGCAACCCAAAACATGATAAACAGCTTCAGTAATTCTCGTGCCATTATTGTTTGTTTATAGTTGAAAAATCTTGTTGCAATAAAGTTACTTTGCCATTCTTTAAATAGCTATTGATATCGCCTTCTTTCACGTACTTCGATCCATTCTGTAACACATAAATCAAGTTATTTATCTCCTTGCTCTTGTGAGCTAAAAACGTACCGAATGCCTTATGTGCTTCCATATCATAATTCTCTGTCTCAATTTCAATCGCTAAATCAACATCGAATCTTGGGTTTTGACTCAATCCCGTAGATACTTCTTCGTACTCTATAACGTCAAACGTTTCTGACTGCTCAAGCGCATTAATGTGAAGTCTCGCACGTATAAACAACTCTGGATCGCTTTCGTACCCGAATCGGTAGATATTGGTTGTATGGCGATATTTGAAATAAGCTGTTTTGTCTTGAAGCGTTTTACTGTCATTAATCACTTCATGTAAATTACTAGCGAAAGATAATTTGTTTTGAACTTCCTCATAAATAATTATACGAACTTTGCCAGGCTTGAGAACTGGAAACACTGCAATATCCCAAGCAATGCGACCCAATCCGAATCCGTCTTCATCATACGTTGTGAACGTAGCTATATCTTCCGCTACCAGCACACCTCGATTATTCAGTATAGAAAGCTTGAAGCTATTGACTAGCGTGATATCGATCAACTCTTCTGTGTTCAGCATGTTGGCATAATGCTCACCCTCACTCAACACAGGCTTATACTCGCGCAACTGGCACTGGACATTTCTCCTGTGTCTGCTTGGTAGTTGTTTTATTGCTGTTGTTACTACTCCCATAACTACTTATTTAAACTGCTCCTCCATCTGTTATTGTCCAACTATTTGTATCGCTTAATTCAAATCTTCCTTTTGCAGCATCAGAACTTTGTATCACATATGCTTTTCCTGTTGGGAATACATCATTACTTACTGATAATGTCGTGTCTGAATCAATAGCTGTGACTTTGCCAAATGTTCCATCAGTTGTATTGTGTGCTATGTCTCCAATTGAAACAGTAGTTAAGAAATTCTGTGTACTATCTACTAGTTTATTCGCTGTTGTCGCGTCTGTAGTTCCGCTATCAACGGCAGTTTGTGTGTATGTTGAGTTACCAGCGTGAAAAGAAACGCTACTTAAAACAGCTTGAGACGGCCAACCCGTATTAACATCCAAAATCGCATCATAATTAAGTGTCGATAATGTCACATTAAGGAACATGCTCGCCATTGTTGTTATGGACGTAATATTCCAAGAGCTAATATCTTGATCAAACGCGGTGGCGTTAGCAAACATAGAAGCCATTGTTGTTACATTACCCACATTCCAACCGCTAATGTCTTGATTAAATGCGGTACAACTTTCAATCATGTTTGACATTATTGTCACAGCTCCAACATTCCAAGAGCTTATGTCTACATTAAATACTGTGCAAAATCTAAACATTGAAGCCATGCTGGTTACTGCGCCAACGTTCCAACTGCTAATGTCTCCATTGAATAATGGGCAACTTCTGAACATAATACCCATATTAGTCACTATGCTGACATCCCATGAATTTAATGATTGATTGAACACATCTGCGCCATCGAACATACTTGACATGTTGGTAACTGCGCTCACAACCCATGCGCCAATTGCTCCATTAAAAGCATTGGCATTTCTAAACATAATGCTCATGTTAATAACTGCGCTCACATCCCAAGAATTAAGCGATTGATTGAACGCTATTGCGCCATCGAACATCACACTCATATTCGTAACCGCTCCAACGTTCCAAGAGCCTATGTTCCTATTGAATAGTGTCGCGTCACTAAACATGGTTGACATGTTAGTCACTGCTCCAACGTTCCAAGAATCAATATTTTGATTAAATACTGTTGCACCTTCAAACATATTAGACATAGTAGTAACTAATCCAACGTTCCAAGATATTATATTTCCATTAAATGCACTTGTGAATCTAAACATGCTACTCATATTCGTAACGGCAGCAACATTCCATGAATTCAATAATTGATTAAAAGCTGAAGCATTTCTAAACATACTACTCATAGTAGTAACTGCACCTACATCCCATCCATCTACAGCTTGATTAAAAAATGTTGCACCATCAAACATTGACGCCATATCAGTCACCGCGCTAACGTTCCAACTGTTTATAGATATGTTTACAACGACTAATGCGGAACAGTTCATAAAACATCCATTCAAATTGTTCAAGCGAATGAGGGAAGGAATATTAATAGCACTTATTTTAATAAGATTTGAGCAATCTAAAAACGAATCTTCTCCTACTCCAGCTGGATTGAAAGATTTCAATTCTACGATTGAATCAGGTGAATCAGCAAATAATATGTAATCAAACACTCTTTTAACAATTATATCAAAAGTCCCTGCACCTGCATAAGTATGTTGTCTATCAGGGTCAGCGTAGGCGGTTACTGTTTTGTCTCCTGTTCCGTCTCCGAAATTCACTGTAAAATCATATAGTGAATCATCACCACTTAACATCGGCAATGAGATTGTTTCCGCAGCACCAACTGTCACTGAATAAACAAATGTTTCAGGAATTACAGGTAGCACCTCGTCTATTGGTGGTGGTAATTCACCATTCAACGCTTGAAAGTCGCTCAACGTCATGCCAAATATTTGACGATACCTAGTGAAGTTTGGACTGTTGAGATAGTCTCTACTTCTTGACGCTTGCTGTTCAAGTGGACTAGATTGAAACTCTAATATGCTTACTTGTACGCTGAACCTCGTAGAACAATCGTCATCACGTGCTTCAAGCAAATACACGCCTGGTACAAGGTTCTCAAATAGTGCTGCCACTTGCCATGTTACAACTTCAACTTCAAATTGATCTAGCAACCTGTATTCTACAGTTCCGACCGCATTATCTGTATTAACATCATGAGTGATCGTTCCATCATCAGTGTTTGCATTAGTTTCGTTAGTCGAGCTAAATCCTTCATAAAAGATGTTACACTCATTTTCAAAGAACTCATTGCCTATCTGCCCTATGATTATTTTACTTGCCGTTTCAACTGCATCACCAATTTGGCTATTTGTCTTTTCATACGTCTTAGTGAATATAGCTCCGTTGAACGCATACACGTAAACTCTTGATCCAGCACCTATATTTACCGCTGTACCAATGATCAAATTAAAATCTCCTGATACTTCTCTAAAGTATGATCGTTCAAAGCTCTGTGCGGCTTCTGCAATTGTTGTAATAGGTGTCAATGCACCAGTGACCATATTGATCGTTCCGATGTCTCTTGAGCTTCTTTCGTAGTAATAAGCATCAGCACCAAACTCACCAGCTGCAAATAATATCCCTCCTGTTGTAAATTGAGACACAAAACTAGCTCCTACGAGCTTGAACATTTCTGAATCAGTAAACCCGATCTGGTACAACAAATACAGATCGTTTTGAAACTCAAAGATTGCTATAACTGGAACACTAGCGCCCGCACCTACTATCGTTTGCAGTAAACTGATCGTATCGCCTGACTGCTCGTATATCTTGATATCATTTGTAGTGCCTAGTTCTAGTACGACTATATAATGCTTTGAGCTGAATTCGACATTAGCGAGATAAGTTATCGGCGCATTGGCAACTACAACTTCGAGCAAATTATCAAACGTGAACGTATTCCACTTTCTAAAATGGTATTCATTGCCCGTCTTTACTTCATTCCCTGTTGAAAAAATTTCATCGTTGTGCTCATACAGCCAAATGTCTTCATCCTTACTACCAGGACTAACTGAGTCAGTATTGTATACATTGATGAAAGACACACCGAAATCACTAGAGTAATTTATGCGCCCTTTCTCACTGCACCAGACTTCATTGTTTTTCTGAATCCAACTGAATCCATTATTAAGCTCTCCAGATACGTTCGGATTGCTTACTAGGTTTTTTAGTAATACAAAATTAGCCATAAAAATCTCCTTTCTCTGCTAGTATTAAATCATAAGTGTTTTCGTTCGGCTCGCCAGATACATCTATAATCCACGCGGACACTTTCTCACCGTCATTGTTACGTGTGCTAATATAGCCGTAAGGAGTCGCTCCTTGCCCTCTCTGTGATTCTGTCAATAGTGCAAACTGTTCTCTTGATATCTCTGCACTAAACATAAATCTGCGATTGGTTATAATTGACTTACCCTCATAGCAATCTTCTATAGCGATACTGTCTTGCGGTGACACTTCAACTCTCCCTATGTCTCCATATACGTGTGTAGCACCAACGTTTAGCTGTGACCTGAAGTTATCAGCGTTCAAGTGCTTCAATGTCTTGTACAATAGCGTTTTGACTTTTTGTACCACTGCTTGATTCACCCATTTACTATGCTGAATCAGTGTTCGCATTGGCTGTAAGATGACATTGTAATTATCGTCTTTAGCTGTTTCTGTCAATCCATCTACGAATACAGTCTTATCAAAGTCTTCATTTTGCTTACTAAGTGAACCAGTAGCAGTGAATGTTGAATTGATATTAACTTCATCCACTAAGTCTTCATTCACAACTATCTTTAGAATAGGGCCTGATTCGACTACTAGATTATCAATGTCATACGTGATTGTGATATTATTGCTTGCTGTGCCTGTGATATCTAATCGTCCTACTCTTCTGAAGAACTCAAATGCCGACTCTGGTATGGTGATTTGTTTAAACTCTTCGTTGAATGTGACAATAGTCGCAAACGTAAACAACTCTTTAGTATTAATCACAAATCCGTCTTCATCTGTGTTTACACTTTCTTTGTCAATTACTGATGTACGTCTTGCTGATTCAATTTCATATCCTTCCGTTCTTAAGTTATTGCGCTTACTGTATTTTTTACGTCCTGTCTCAAGTGGCAGCGATGATTGTATCTCTGTATTGATAGCGTCAATCGATCCACCTCCGTCTGTCTCCCTTACACTTAGTCGAGGATAACTAAATTTAACTGTATTGATCGAAGATTCTTTATTTGATACTATCCTGAAATTCCACGTATTATCTGATAAGTCGAGCACTTCGTGGTCTTGGTAAAAATGCTCAACCTCTTCCCACACCACATTCACATTCCCATCATTGTCGATTTCTATGTTTTGCCCTAATCCCCACATCATGTTCACAGACTCGAACAATTCTTCTGCATTGATTGATGGTCGCTTGTTCTGTGTGTTTATCGATCTAAGAAGATAACCGTTTAAAAAGTGAAAGTCGTATCCAGCGCCTAACGAATCAAAAAAGCTATCAACTTTAAAGGTATCGTTGTCGCCTGTGAGCACATAAAACATGTATCTTATCGCATCTACTAATCTGTATGCAGGGTTAACACTTGCAGAAGCATAAGTATCAAATGTCATTTGTATTTGTTGGTCATGAAATTTATCAAATGGAGCGGTAGGGGGTACTTTAAAAAATCCGTGTCGAAACTGAACTGACGACACTTTAGCACCAGACCCTCCTGATATATCTACCAATGTGTATATCCATACATAATCACCTTTAACCACATACGGTATTTCAAAATCAGTGTCAACCTCTGCTTGAGTATTTATTGTTTCTATGGCTGCTGACGTTATAATATTGATAGCCCCTGAACCTATTATAAATTCACGTTGATTAGCTTGTGTACCTACTTTAATATATGTTGTATAATTACCAATTACATTAAACCCAACACCAATATCAAGATTCAACAAAGCTTTTAACGAAGTTGGGGCGTTGATTGTGATCGTTCCAGACACCTCTGCTCTAAAGTTAGCTTTAAGGTTAGCAATAGGGTCTAATGCACTTATGCCGTTAGGGATGTTAAAATCTTCAAATCCATCTGATTTAATTTTGTCTTGAAACGCGTATTGCAAGAAATATGTCTTAAAATCACCAAAAGAACCATCATTTATGTCATATTCAATACCGTCAGATATAGTTTGGTTAGGATTAGTCTGCTCTGTGATTTTAATTAATACTTGGCTGTGTAGATTAATATTCTCTTGTGGTAGTGGTGCTGGTGCCCCTGACAAAGTAACGCCCAGAATATCTTCTATGTCATCTAAGTTGACTGGTGTGTCAATGTGATCTAAAATACGCTGTTTAGCTGATAGATTTGTGACGCTAGCTTTTGTGAGATGTAAACCGTTCTCGTATCCCTTGCTGAGATCAATCTTTTGTCTGGTAATTTCTGTGAACGTTACACCATCCCAAGTACCAAACTTGATCACTATGTCTCCATCAGGGCCTTTAGTGTTAAATACGTTGTCAATGAGGGTTTTTGATCTTAATCCAGACTCTTCATCGGGGTCATCTGAGTATTCAAGAGGGCTATCTTTGGAAGGAAAATTGACATCTACACCATGAGTCTTCAAGTTCCTTGAAATTGACGCTTCGACCTTACTCCATAGCTGTGGTTCTCTTATTTTCAAGTCAAATCCGTCTATTTCGAGGAAAAAGGCATCTTTTTGGCTGTAAATAGTTTCAGGCATGCTATTGAGTCTGTTTGAAACAAAAATAGCTTATTTGATTCTATTTACATATTGATTAGTGTGGAAATGTTTATAGTGTTGGTATTTAGTGTGCTGCTAATGTTTATGAGTAGTCAATGTTTGTGGCTATTAAAATAATCTCTTTTGCGAAGTAACTAATTCATACCTTTTAATACTCAAGTCGAAATATTCCTTGTCTAGTTCGCACGCTGTTAAATCGTACTTACGGTTGTGGCATGCTATTGCTATGCTTCCTGAGCCTAAATGAGTGTCGAGTATCTTGTCGCCTTCTTTGGCGTACTTATCCAAAGTCCACTCGTATAGATTTACAGGTTTTTGTGTTGGGTGTATTCTATGTTGTTGGCTAGGGTGCTTATCGTATTTCTTTGCACTTGATTTAAAAGAAGTCCAAGCCATTTCAAACTGAGCAAAAGTGACATCTTCAGAGAATCCTTTATCCCAAAGAATCCAACATGGACTAGGCTCTAAATGTTCTGTCATGTAGTTACCCCCCCATACTATCTGATTCTTAGATACTCTTTTTAGTTCTTTGAAATAATCTGTAGACGGTATGCATGAATCACTTCCAGCAAATTTATGATAACCACTTTTTTTGTTGCCTTTTCTTCTACCCATACTTATATTTATATTTATCCCATAAGGAGGATCAACAATAGCTAGATCAAAGTGATTATCTTCGTATCTAGCCATTAGTTGCATATTGTCTTCGTTTGTTAATTCTATCACAATGTTGATATTGGTGTTAATTAAGTGTGCATTCCAATTTGCTTATCCATCTCTCTAAGCTCATTAACTGTTTTGAGAAGTTTAGCTCCAAAGCAATAAGCAATAGATCCTAATCCTCTCTCTTTATAATGGTAGTACTTAGCTCTGTAGATTCTGGCAAGATGCGTTAATTGTAAATACGTCATTTAAGTAGTTGAGGGTCTTGGTGTATGTTTCCGATTACTTCAGCATATAAACTTATATGAGGGATAAATATTGAGTTGTCGGGCATTCGTTTGTGTGGTTTCATAAACCAATTACCATGAGTTTTATCCCATTCTACATTGTATTTTTGATTTAGATATTCTTTTTTAGTAATCTTAGCGTTTCCTTTTACTAATAATATATCCCCTTCGTATATCTCTTCCCCGTTCTTGTCTTTGAGTCCAGTGAATTGCATTAAATACGTTTCATTAGTCTCGACTTTCATAAGGTACATGAGTGTTTTCGGATGATCTTTCAACCACTCATCGCAAAGCATCACGCCTTTTAAGCCTCTTCCTTGTGGGTTGTTTGCTTTAGTGTCCCACGCTCTAAATTTGATTTCTCTACTCATCGCTTTGAAATTTATTGTCAAATGGTACAAATGTTCCTTTTTGAGGACAATCATTATCATAGTCCCAACAATCGTAAAGCCATCCACTCGCGACTCTCATTATACACATGCCGAATCCAGTGTCTAAACATTCGTGCAACTCTAAGTTGTATATTGTCTTTTTATTTTCACTCATTGTTTGTTTGTTTAATGAACTATGAAATGATGCAACACAGCGTATACAGCGGCTCCAAGTAATGCACACAGCACTAAAAGACCTTCTCGACCTCTTTTCTCGTATGACTCGATTAATTCATCTAATCCTTCGTCTTCAGATCGGTGTATGCGCTTTTCGATGTCGTTTTCAAACGTTTTGTTTGTTGGTTTTTTCATACTAGTCTTCGTTTTGCTGCTTCAATTACATCTTCATCAACTTGTCCGTGTTTGATTCCGTACCTAATCAGATCAAATTCGCGTCCAAATACATCAGCGATGTTTCTTACAATAGTGTACCGTTCTCCTTCAACTGCGTTTTCTTTAACCCATTCGTTAAAGTGTCTGAATGATGGAGTGATAATAGCTACATGCTTTTTCTCAGTGCTCATGACATAGTGATTATTTTTGACTTTGGCTCTTTTGGCTCTTGTGCATTCTGAATAGCTTCAATAGCTTTAGAGAATCCGTTAGCTTCTTTTTGCCACACTTCAGTCATGTGAGACTTCACGGCATCGGTAACGTCTTGCTCTTTTATAGCGACTGTTTTACCAATGCGCTTGAATATTTCTTCTTGTAGTACTTCAATTGCGTTTTCCATATTGTTTGTTTAATCATTACGGGAGAAACTATCATCGTTACAATGATCGATCAAGAGGAACAAATGAATGTTGTTTCTCCCTTCCTTCTAAGTTTGTAGTATGGGCAGGACTCGAACCTGCATTTCTTACGAATTTTAGGGATCAGCTAAAGCGTCTCCAGTTGCGCCACCACACTATTTGTTTAATCACGCTCGGTTACTTCACCAGTGATTTCATTAATAATAAAGCCTGCTGATTTAGCTATCCCTTGCAGGTTACTCATTTCTTCTTTGTTTTTTTCCATCATTAAAATCAATTGGCCTGCTGCTAAACCTAGTTTAAATTTTATTTTTGCTGTTTGTTCACTCATTAATTCTTCTGTTTTACATCTATTTCACATTTCATGCAAATCTTCTTAAGCAACTCTATCTTATCAGCACGTGTAAGGATTGTGACATAGCTAGTATCTTTCGTGAATGGTTTTGAACTTGCTATAAAGCCGTTTTTCATTAGCTCGCTCTTGAATTTTGAGACTGTGTGATCATACACTTGTATACGGACTCTTTTAGGGCTGAAATCTGTCATGTTAATTGCTTTTTTTTATGTCCATCATAATCGAACAATTGAGCTTTCATGTCTTGTTTAAGCTCTCGCTCTTGTTTCTTATAAATTCCTAAATCTTTATTGCCTTCTGCATGTATTAACTCACTGTGACCGCATTCTTCACACACAAACCTTCTTTTTCTGTGCGGACCATGTCTTCCCTTCCCGTTCTTCAACCGTTTTTCTAGTGTCATATAAGAATGGCAGTTTATGCATTCTAGCGGCTCGTTTTTTATCAAGTCTTGTGATTTTAGCTGGTCTCTTCTAGTAGCCATCAACTTCTAGTTTTAAGTTCAACATTGATTTTGCTTGATATTTCAACAGCATAGTGAGAGCTGGTAAAATCTCCTAGCGTTAAAATATATGCAATATTGCTACCAGGAAGTATTTGAAGCGCGAATACGAGTCTTGCGTATTGCTCTGGATCAGTCTTTAGATACACTATGTCACCAATATTATACTTGGTTTCTATGGTTAGAATCATGCTAAATTGTTTGTTGTACAATAATAGTAAACATCTTGTTACTTACAAAATATTACACATAATATTTTCGATTGTTTTATTATTTAATCTTTAATTCTTTCTCTATCTCTGATAATCTTTGAACTATTGGGTTTTTCTTGTGAATGAAGTCAGTTTCTTTATGCTTCAATTCAGTTGTATTACCGCTGCTATCTCTAGTTTTGAATTTGACTCGATTATCGTTCCCTATCTCCCATATTTGAGTAGGGGGTAGGTTTCTGGCAACTGCTTTCCCTAATCGGTCATAATCAATTTGTTGCTGTTGTGGCGGTTGTGCTACTCGGCTTTCTAAGTACTTCTTTTTATAATGACTAAGCATCGCATTTTCTTTACTCGCTGTCTTGCTTGACTCACTCGCTGATATACTAGATTCGAGTTGTTCTGGATTCTGAAGCATGCGCTTTGTGGTTTGAGCGTCAAACACTTCAACCCCTTTTGGTAAGTCTACAACTGTAGCTACGCTTGGTGTTAAACCAGCTTCTCCTTTTTTCTTATCAACCCACAATTCCGTTCCTCTTTCTCCAACGATTGATTTTCCGCCTGGCGCTGATTTCACGCCTTCTGCAAATGCTGGCAATGGTGTTGATAATATAGTGCCTATTTGTATCGCTCCCGCTGCTCCTGTTATAGCTGCTAATATGATGTTAAATGGTGGAGGAGAGGAGGCTAATGCTGCCGTAACACCTTGCGCTATGTTGATAACCGCAGCAAAAATACTCGCTTTCTTTTGCGCTTGTGCTGCTTCTCGGAGCAATTTCTTCTTCTCTTTTTCTAGCTTCTTCTCTTCTTCGAAAAATTGCTGTTTAATGAGTGCTTTAGCTGCTTCGTTGTCACCCGCCAGTTCCAACTCTCTATCAAGTGCCGCTTCATTCCGCTCCATCTTCATGTCAAGTGCTTCAATCTCTCTCTCAAGCTGTAATTGAGAAGATTCAAATAATGCTTCTTGGATTGATATTGCAGCGTCTACAAATGCTCGAACGTCAATGGTTTTTTGCTCGTTTGTGTCTCTTGAAAGCTCTAATTCAACCGCGCTGATCTCTTTAGCTATCGAGACACGTTCAACAGTGCTGATATTAGCTAATGCTAATTGTTTTTTAAGGAAGAATAGCTCCCTTTCTAGTGATTTACGTCTGAATTCTTCTTCAACATCAAAACGCTCCTGCTCTTTTTCTCGGAAGCTCATGTTGCTCTCTTCAATTAGCTTCAATTCCTCATTTTTAGCAGTCTCTATGACATCTAATTGAATTGCTTTACGTTGTCCTAGTATTTGAGCGAAATCACCTTCTGCCGCTGCTATTTTGGCAGAATCAAACAGCGCGTTGGCGAAGTCTTCGCCTGCCTTCTCTGCTTGCATCACTGTATCCTCCAATTGAGCGTCAATTAAGTCTTTTTCTTCCTTAAAGAACTTTTTAGCTACATCCAATTGACCTTCTTTACCTAGTTCGGCTATTTCTATTTGTTTTTGGACTATAAGATTAGCGGCTGCGATACGCTCGCTGATTGAGTTTTCCTCATTCGTTTTCGTTTCTTCTAATAGCCTGATTTGCTGCTCCAATTGAAATTGCGCCAAATCTCGCGCTGCTTGTCTTTGTCTTCTCGCCACGTCCTGAGCGTCTTTTCCTTTAGCTGCCGCAACTTCTTTCGATAACTTAATTTCCGCTTTTGCTGCCTCTTCGTTTACTTCAGCTATACGGTCTTGTAATGCTTTTATTTTCAATATGTCTTCTATTGCTCCCTTCGCGACTGTTGAAACCCCGCCAAATGCTGCAATGAATCCAGTTTTGAACCTGTCAAACGCACTTGGATCGTTAACTTCTTTTTTAAGCTTAACCAATTCCGCTGTCAGAATAGCAATATCACCAGTTTTGGCTAATTCCTTTTTAAATGAGTCTAATACGTTTTCTGTTTTTGTAAATGCGTCAATAGTGTCGGCTAACAAACTGAGCGTTCCTGCTAGTATATTGTTGAACGCTGCTTTAATCACGTTCCCAGTAGTGTTGAACGATGTCCCGAGCGCGATCAATTCAGCGTTTAAATTCTCTTCGCTGTCAATTAGAGCCATTGTGGCTTTCTGTGTGTCAGTTAAGCTGTCTTTCCATTTGTCGGTTTCGTTCGTGATGTCTTTAAGCGTTAAGATAAACGCTAATCCTGCATCTTCACCCGCTCCACCAAATATGTCTGCTATCGCTGTTCCGACTGTAGCTGATTGCTCAGGTAGCTTACCCATCTCGGTTGAAACTTCTTGGATGGCTTCAAATACTGTTTTACTACCGTTTGCCAAATCTCTCTGCAATTGGTCAGAACTTATGCCGAGCGCATCAATAGCGTCTTTTGTACTTTGCGGCATCTCTCTTATTCTGATAGAAGCTTCTTTCACTGTGTCGAGTGCTTTATCACTGAAGATTCCTTTATCTTCGCCTGCAATAAGAACATCAACCATATTTTGAGCATTCAAGCCCGCTTCTTTGAAGAATAATGAATATTCTATTATCTGTTCGAGGAAATCGTCTTGAACGTCTGCCCCTCTTATCAAAGCCTGCTCTATTATGTCAAGTGAGTTCGAACCGCTTTCGCCAAAACTCTCCATTAATACGTTTGTTGCTCGCGCTACTTCTGTAAATTCAGCGTCAAACACTTTAGCGACCGCAGTTGCTTTCGCTGCATAAGCGTCTAAATCCTTGCCTCCCGCTCCTGTTAATTTTGCTAAAACAACTTTGTTTTTCTCTAACTGCTTAGTTTGGTCAAATATTGCTTTCGCGCCTGCTGCAAACGCACCCGCTAATCCTAGCGCGCCTAATGCTTTTATACTTCCTACAGCTAATCCATTCATCTTGTCAAGCGCAGTTCCATAGTTTCCTATGTTTCTAAAATTCTCGCCCAATGATTTGTCAAATTTCTTGAGGGCATCACTATTTTCATTGAATGTCTTTTTAAGTTGCTGTGCTCTCTTGTTAGTCTCAATGAACTCAGGCGGAAGTTTGCGGAGTATTTCCTTAATTCTTTTGTTAGATGCTATTAATCGATTATAGCTACCTTCTGAATCATCGAACGTGGCGTTCATGCGCTTAGTAGCATCGCTCATCTTTTTGATATCAACTCTCGTCCGTACAATTTGCTTAGACAATTGCCTCATTTTTTGCTCGTTGCCATCAATAGCTGGATCAAGTTCTTCGTATTCCTTCTGAAGTATCTTAACTTTTTCCTTCTGATCTTTCAAGCTATTACTAAGCGTATCAACTGCAATTTTAGCCTCTTTTTGTGCTTTTGAATTATCATTATACTCCTTACTGAGTTTGCTAACATCTGTTGACGCTTGATTTAACTTAGTGTTTTGTTGGTCTGTGAATTTACTAAGCTTCTTAGTTTCTTCTATATTCTCGCTTATTTCGCTTTTTATAGACTCCATGTCTTTTACAAACTTACCCAGAGAAGTAGATATATTGCTGACACTTTTATCAACTGCTTTTTCTAGCTTGGTAAATTCTGCTATTGCTTTCCGGACTCCATCACCAATTAGCATGATCTCATCAAAATCAAACGGCTTTTCTTCTGGCATGTTTTTTTGTATTTACTTTTAGATCGTACTAACTTAGCACCATAACAAACGGTAATTTACAAAATTATGTACACAATTAAGCTAGAAAAGACAACGATTCAAGTCATCGACAATGCTGACCAACTACCCGCGGAAAGATGGTTCAGGTTTTTATACTTATTCACATTATGCATTGGCATTACTGTTGATAACTTACCGCTTTACTTCTCAAGTCTAGCGCAACAAATAAGCAGAGGGAATAAAGAGGATGCATTATCTCAAGTTAGGAACATGCAAATAGCATTTCACAATGCGCTCAACAATGTGGATTTAGCTTCTCCATGTCTATCTATTTTGTTCTACTCGATTGATGACCAAGTGATCACTGATTATTCAGACATTGCGATAACTAAAAGAATCAAAGAACTGAAGGAAAAAGGTTTAAGATTAGAGCATTTAACGCCCGTTATAAATGCAGTAAAAAAAAAATTGATGCCCAACTTCGTAAGCGAAAGCTCTTAAAAATTGACAATTCTGAAGAAATATACAACGTTAGACAGCAATATATAATTTGTATCGGCTCTTTAATGATCGAAGAAGACGAGAAAAAGCGCAAAAGTCTTATATTAACAATGGGGCAGATTGAAAAAAAGCTGTCTGAATTTGACAATGTCATAAGCTTCAGCCCTCACGATCCAGATAGCTTCACGAATACTTATGAACAAAACATCGCTGATATGTTCGCAGAAATACAAACGCATTACAGCGTAAATGTGTATGAAATAAGTATAATCAAGTTCTACACTTTCAAGAATAATATTGAACGAAAACTCAAAAACAGCACGAAACCAAAAACTCCTATTTCACCGATTTAAAACATACTCGTTTGTTGTTTGTCTTTTGATTTTACTAGTTGAATAGCGTCAAATTCTTGCTTCGAAAATCCTATTTGCTTTGCGCTATCTCTGTGCCCTGCATGCTCTTTGCGAAAGTTGATCGAATGACCAGGAACGCTATGTTTTACCCCCCAGTCATCACATACAATTTCAGTTTTACATATTGAACATATCCAAATATCTCCTGCTTTCATAGTTGTTTAAGTATTGCAAATAATTTATCACCTAATTTAACAACGTTCCCGAATTGCTTCACTCCGTTATAAGACCGCCCTAATATGTCTTTTGCCTTTGAAATTGGCGTTATTTTTAGCTCGTAAGCTAACAATGTTATCAATTGCTTTTGCACATCCTCTTTTGAATCAATAATAAACTCCATCACATCTCTAAGGTGCAATTTTTGCACTGTTCGATTACGTTCACTTTGTTGATTTATAGGTAAAATGTCCATTTCTAGCGTTTTAAAGTGGTGCAATTATTGAATGGTTGATAGCCGCTTGTTATCTACCACTTTTCTTGCAGTAGTTTTTCAAGGCAGTCTCCAGTAGGTTATTGAAGGATCTATTTTCTTTGTCCGCTTGTTTCTTAGCTTCTTCAAGGATATTTTCGTCAATCCTTGCGCTTATTGGCTTTTTCATATATGAGTACCGTTAGCAATATTTGAAGCATCTTTTACAACATCTTCTAAACTAGAAAATAGTTCGTTCTTAAATGCGTGAGCATATTTACCATTTATAGCTTGATACACGCTAACCATGCTAGTTGCATTTTCTCCTACGCCATAAACATTTAATAGGAAAGTGTAATCTTTGTTTTCTGAAAGTGTCATAATCTTAAAGTTTTAATGTATTATAAATGTATATACAAATACAATACAAAACAAGCTATTTAGTAAATAAATCGAAAAGCAATAGATAACACTACCTATGATGTCATGGTAAAAACCACGCCACATAGCCAAAACGTTATATTTAATACTACTCCACCACCTCTATTGGTTTTTTGCAGTAGATACAGCTACCATTTGGTTTTATTCTTATGCCTTCTATCCCGTTCCATACATGCTCTTGCAGATTTACATGCCTTATACCGCAATCGGTTTTATACTCTTGTCTAACATCATAAGTAGCCATGTGTTTAGCTTCTCCTGTTTTGTTGTAATTACAATTTTCCATTATTTTGTTGTTTAAATCCGTACTAAAATATAACATCACCTAAAAAGGCATAGAAAAACGCCTTTTAGCCATAGCGTTAGGGCTTAATTGCCTTCGGCCGTATAACTTCACAAAAAGAAAAATTATTCATCTTCTAGGTTAACTATTATTTCATCTAATTCTTTAAACCCCTCAGAAATATCAAGCTGATCCTCTTCTTGGTAATCATTTTTGTTATCCCAAGCACCAAAATTGGCAATCAATATTTTTGAAAACACCTTAACAGCATCTCTATATTTCCAAAATTTAGTATTAAAATTAGGCTTATGGTTGCCAATTTTTTCTGAGTAATCATATAGTTTAGCTAATGTCTCCCGTTGTTTTTTAACCATAATTTCTAATTGTTCTCGTTATACTAATTAAGCCCTAACGCTCGGTGTAAATGCACCACATTGAACGATACTGCTATTCAATTTCTTAATCTGTTCCTCAGTCAACGTAACACTAACATAATGTAAAGCGAATGTGTCACATTTACACCGAGCGTTAGGCACAATTACGCTTTAACCATTGGCGCATTTTCTTTTTAAATGGTCTATCTTTTTTCTTTCTGTGGTAATTTTTATTACCTCTCCAGTTGCTGCGTAGGTCTTCATCATTGCAGGCTTTATTTACTTTGGTAAAAGGTCGCATTTCAAATCGCTTTAAAAGATGCCTAACAATAAATAAAATGAATAAAGCATGTTAGGCTTGTACATTTATTCAAGTGTTTGAGTTGCTTAACTCATCTTATTCCAGCCGTTATAAATCAGTTATTATTAACTCAGTGTCATAATTCAATATTTTCATCAATCTTTTGCTCCATTTCTTTAAAGAGTTAATATGGATACCGCAAACATTTTCTTCATTAATATTCCCTTTCATACCATCCTTATATTTTGCGTGATATTTTACTTTTCTTCCACATTTACTATATGAAGGCATTCCTAAACTATTTTCCCATTCAACCATTCTTTCACATTCCATAATAACCAATTTATAACATTAAATAAAAATCATTTCGTACCTCAACGCTTATTATTCAGAGCGTTAGAGTGCATTAAAACGCACAATAACATTGTATAAAACAAAATAAACTCACTTCAAACTGAATGCTATAAAATCGCCTCGCATATCCATAGTTATTCCTATAAACCGCTTGCATTTGCATTTCATTCTGATAGTATGGTTTTTCTGTTTCCAATATTTCGCTTCCATTTCTTCAAATGGTATATGTCGCTCACAATGAGGGCACTCGGCTTTGCTTTCCGCTATTGTCACAAATGCACCTCCCATTATTATAGTTTTGCTCATGTTCGTTTTACTTTGTTTATACTAAGCGTTGGAGAAAATAACGCTTCACTCGAAGATTGTTTTTTGGTTTTCGTTTGTCCCATTATTCAGGTGCATTTGCTTTAAGACTGTAATGTCTTTGCTGTTCATTTGAAATAAGACGTGAAGATGATCAAGCGCAAAATATCTGATATTATGCCCGTGGTACATCTTGTCTTTTGGAAAGCATAACGCGCCTAATCTTTTTGGCTTCATCATAGCGCCAAGAAAATCAGCATATATTAATCCTGACTTTACGTCTACGAATATGATAATTACAGGCTTACTCAGTTCAACCCCTTTTTCTCTCACTCGCGCAAGTGCTACAATGTTCCGCCCTGTCACTTGAGTTTCAAACAAATGAATGTGAGGCTTTACGAAAATCATACACGGGTAAAACGATGTCTTACCCATCGCTGGATTATTGTGCTCAATCCAATGTGGAATCACACGTCCTTTTCGCTCTTCGAATCCTCGATTTTCGAGTAAGCTATATTTTTGTACTAATGATACACCGAATTTGTGTATCTGGTTACTTAAGTGCTGCATTTGTTTGTTTGTTTAGTTGTGTAGATTGTTTTTCAGCAAATGATCAATGTGGTGATTCATGCGAAATAGCCTTTCTTGCTGACTATTGATTTCGCTCTTGATCTTGTTAAGATCGTTCTTAGTGCTTTTGTCACTAATTTTATCCAACTCTTCTTCAAATAGCTTATTGAAGTGCTTAAGATTACTTTTAATTTCCTTGCTGTTCATATCTTGCGTTTTTTCTTAGGTGAAGAAATCACTATGAAGATTGCTAATATTGGTGATAAAAGGATGCACCAAAACAGTGACCATCCAAAACCAATTCTTCTTTTTGAACCCATGTTCGCGATTAAAAATGTCGCTACGATTGCAATTATCAATACTATCATATTTTGGTTTGCTTTAAAGGTGGTGTACTTGTTTTACTTATTTAAGATTTTAATAAAATTAAACGCTGCTTTGTGTGAACTGAATTTACCAATCAACTCGTCTGGTGAGGTAAGTAGAAAATATGTTCTACCTAAAATTACGCTTCTTGATATTTCGTACTCTGTTTCTGTGTTTGTCATATACAATAATAACACATCAAAACGATATTACAAACATTTTCGCAATTTATTTTCTACATCTTTAGTAAAATGCGTTTTAAGTATGGTATAGACAAGGTCTTTATTACTTGCATTCTTTCAGTGTAGTTCAATAGCTCTTGTTTTTCTTCAGTAGTTCCGTGCTCCCATTTGTCATGACAACCAAGATGCTCTCCGATCGTTAAGCAATCATAAACGATGTTTGTCAATTCTGCTTCGAACTCTGGAAATTGACCTACTGGAATAATATGGCTATGGCTTAACGGGTATGAACCACTTCCGCAGCCAGAACAAATATGAGCCTGAGTGTCGTCCATTTTTTTATAGGTTGCTATCTTAGCAGCCCGAGCCTTTGATTTCTTTGCGCTAATAGGGTTTATTTTGTGCCTAAGCGTCTTTCGTGGCTTCTTACGAGCAATGCGAGCGCAAGAAGCGCAGAAGTCCGTAGAAGCGTTCTCTGAATAATTTTCGCATCCGTCAGTCTTGCAAAACATCTTTCAGCGCAGTTTGGTATGCTTTAGAGGCATGTAGTTCGTTTTCAAACTGCCCTAAGTAGCAGATTTTACCGTTTATCTGAATTTGTGAATGCCACTTCTTGCTTGCTTTACTCCAACAAACTCCAGTATATTCACTTGAATAGCTTTTTTTGTCTTTGGACGTGTTTTCTCTATGAGAAATGAGCTGTAAATTCTCTACGAAATCGTTGCTGCGATTATTATCAATGTGATCAACGACTATTTTGTGACCGCAGCGTTTGTGACCTAAAAATGCCATAGCGACTAATTGCGATACTTTGAAGTTTTTTTCTATTCCTTCTTTACTCAAATCAACGTGAAAATAACCGCTACCACCTAATATTAGCTTCAAGATTCGCTCTTTGAATTTTCTTCGTCTGATCGCGTCTCTATCTTCAACCACTCTATCCAACGACTTAACTCTGCCTTCTGTTGAAGCTTGGTAAAGCCCTTCGTATCCAGGTATGTCTTTCCATTTTTCCATAATAATAAAAAAGGGTGCTGCTTTTTACAGCAAACACCCAGTCTAGTTAAACAAACAATCCTAACTCATCATTATTATCGATATCTCGGTATCTCCTCCACAAATATTTTTGATCCTTGATATTTCGTTATCGATATACTCTTCTGAACACTTTTCTTGAAGTGTGAATAAGTCTTCGCTTTCAAGAGAGAATTTGACACTCGCGTCTGATACGTCAGCATACACCTCTACATGAACAGCTTTCTTTTCATACCCATTGTAAATCGGTGCTTCAATAGCGAAACTAGGAATAGGCAGATCGCTCATGAGTTTGTGAACTTTCGATATTTCAAATTCTCCACTTTTGCTAATATCCTTGTAATTGCTTTCTACTTTCCCGACAAAATTTTGCAACGCTGTCAAAAATTCACCGTGTTTTTCCCAGTCTTTGAAGTAAAATTTGATCTTTTTCAAAAACTTTCTTAATGCATCAATGCTCCACGCATGTCCAGTGTTCACTTTAAGCTCATCCCACAGTTTAAATTCAGTCAACACACCTTGTATTTCGTCTGTTGTGTGGTTTTTTTGATTAAGCTTTAAAATCAATGTTCTTTCTATGCGATCAACAAGTAAAGAGCTTTGTTGAATTTCGTACAATTTGCTCTCCACTTCTTCGTAGCCTTTTTCACTGTGAACTAGTCTAGTTATTTCAGACATCATCTTGTGTTCTAAGTAATCACAAGGAGCTTTCAAGGTTCCTGTGATTAGTACTGTTTTTTCCTCTGGAACTGCTGGCGCTTCTCCTGTTCTTGTGATCACTTGTGGCTGATCAAAACCGCTTGCTTCTACTTTCATGTTTAATTGCTTGTCGCTTCTGCTTTATGAATTGTTAATTGTCTTTCTGATGGTTGTAGTGGTCGTGAAGAAACTACTTCAGCGAATCTATTTACATAGTACATCATTTTTTGTTCTTGATCGTCAATCATGAACACTTCTCCTTCTTCTTCGATTTGTCGAGTCTTGAGTTGGTTGAGCTTTTCCTTTCCAAGCTCCTCAAGCGGTCTCATTTTTTGCTTGTATTCGTCTTTGATCGCGTCTAACTGATCTTTGAAAGATGAATGCTTGATATTGTTCTGGATATAATCTTCTTTCAGCACTCCAAGCTCGCTGTCTGTGAGATTTCGACTATAAACCATGTCGGGATCGATGTTGTACGCTTGTGATCTCAACAGTTCTTCACGCAATTCTGGTTCTTCTTTGAGAACAGTGTTAATAAATTCATTCATAATTTTTGAGGTTTAATTATTGTTTGTATTGCTAAATAATACTATAAGTTACTGGTGTTCTAGTCTTTGAAAGGATTTATACCAATAGCTATGTATTCTTTCCCTTTTGGGACTATGTATTTTTCAACGAGAAGCTTATACACTTGATAATCATTGAATTTTAACCCTCTTGCTTCTGCTTTCTTTTGAACTGTGTCGAGTATCATTTTAACAGGATTATCGATATCCGCAAGCGCATTACTAAACCCTAGCTGTATGAAAACAGTGACTTTTCCTTCGGGAATTGTAGTCATTTTCATTTGGAATAACAGATCGTTTATCCAACGCTTGTATTTGTCTGTTTTAAATTTCTTTCCTTTCCAAGCTTCGTTCACACTCAGTGGCTTAATGTTTATTATTTGATTCATGTACTTGCGAATAGTTTTCCATTAAACTTGTAAGTTGCTGCAAAGTCATTAATATATTTTTCTCTGAAAACACGTCAATAACTTTGCAATACTTACTTATATACTCTTCTGCTTTCACTTATCTATGTGATTAACAACTTTGTCAATCAGCATTCCAACTTGGTTGTATAACGATTTGTATTTATTTGATTTGAAGGAGTACTTCGTTTTGAGTGCTTCTAAATCTGAAATTAAATCATCGACTTTTTGCGCGTCTCCTTTCGAAAGCTCTACTTGAATGCGCTCCCTTTCTTCAAGTACTGCTTTTTCTTCAGCTTCTTTCTTAGCTATCAATTCGTCTTGTAGCTTTTTGCGTTCTGCCCTTTCAGCATCCAATCTTTTCTGCGCATCAGCGGCTTTTTCAGCTTGAATTTTTTGTTGTCGATCTCTTTCCGCCTGAAGCTCTTTTTCATATAGCAATCGTTCAGCTTCAGATTCAGCTTCTAGCTTTTTCTTTTCATCTAACCTTTTTGCTTCACGAAGTTGCTCTTCTTTTTGGCGTTTCTCTTCTTCTTTCTCACGTTTTTTACGTTCGATTTCTGCTTGTTTTTCGCGCGCTTCAGCTTCTTTTTTCAGTCGTTCGTTTTCAAGCTTGATTCTCTCCTGCTCTTTGTCATAAGCGTCTTTTTTAGCCTCTAAATCAGTGACTAATTTATCCCATTCATCATTTTTCAATTCTCCTAATGTGATGAATATGTCAGGATCATGCATAAATGCGTAATAAGGCGTTAAAAGCTTTGCTCTTGTTTGATTTAACTCCTCAATCCTTTTAGCTTCTGCTTCTGCTTCTTGTGCTTCTTTTTCAGCTTGAATTTTAGCCTCGTGCGCTACTTTCATTCCAGCTACATAGTTTTCAAACACAGCTTCGTCCATATTCGCTAAATCCGGCAGCATATCGCCTTCCTCAACATAAGCACTTACTAGTAACGCTCTGGCTTTTTGTAATTGCGACAACCTTTCAGCTTCCATAGTTTCAAAGTGCTTTTCAACGTCTAGCAATTTTTCCTCTTTAGACTTAACTGCAAAAAGCAAAGTATTGTAAGCGCCTTGTATTGCGTTCCCTGCTCTTAAATACTCGTCTTTAGCTGTTTTCCTGGCTTTGTCAGCATTTATTCGAACTTGCCCAATATCAAGCCTTAAACGTTTTGCTCGTATGCAAACCTCTTCAGTGACTTCTTCATCGACTATGATGTTGAATTCTTCTTCTAATTCAGTTAGAGTGTTAATCATCGGGATATACAAAGCTGCAATTTGCTTGGCTTTTTTCTCTTTGAGGTTGTACTCTGCGGCATCTACTTTAATCAGTTCCATAATTTTAATTGTTTGTTAATTGGTTAAAAATTTATCTATCGTATGCTTCAATGTATTGCTCTTCTGTCATTTCGTTTGGTAATGGAATGTGTTCTTGAAATACTTCAGCAAACCATGTTCTTATTTTTTCAAAATATTCCATAAATTGTATGTTTGACATCATTTTAGTGCTTTGAGGATATTCTTCTATTATAGCGCGTTCGTGCTTGACTGACATTATATCTGGATCTAGTGAAAACCTTGTTCTTAATGCAAATTTAGCTTTGAACATTTCATGTAATTCCTCAACATGATATCCAGTTCTTTTTGACACTGTATCAAGTACAACACCCCAATAGTATCTGTTTAGTTTTGTGGTTCTAAACTTCTTCGCATCGAGCACATATATTTTGTACGGTTTGTCACGATCAAGAAGACTAAGCTGGTGGACTACTTTTATTAGTTCTCCTTCACTTAAGTTTTTTACGCTCAATTTCTTTTTTACGGCCATGTTCAGTTTTGTGTTTATAAATGTGAGCAGCCTTCGCACTGTTTAGCGCATCTTTCTTGCTCACCAATGTCGTTTAATTGGCAAATAAACTGTTCGCCTTGCTGTTCTTTTTCTATTAGCTCTGACAATTCACCCGAGACTTCATACCAGTCTACCTCTATGGATGAATCCTCATCTTCCTCTGGCATTAATTTAGTCCAATAATCACAAAACTCTTCTAGTGCTGTTTTCATAATGTTGTTTAGCCACGCACGTTATGCTTTATTCAATCTAAAATTTGGTATTGATTCAGGAAAAACGACAACAGTACACATTTCCATCAATCGACCGTACACCCTTTCACCGTATCTTGATTTTAATTTATCAGCACTAAGATTAGTCGCAAAGCTTACCCTATCCCTCATGTCGTGTCTTGCGTAGATCGCTAGTATCAAATCCCCTATAACATCCGATTTGTTACCATACGAATTGCCCATCTCTTCAGTCCCAATATCATCAATGAACAATCCAGCGTTTTTGAATAAGCCAGTATTTAAAGGCTTTGAGTACATCATGTTTATATCCATTCCTTTTTTGAATTCATCAACTAAGTCTGGAGCACGTTTTGTTATAAACTCTTGATGATTAGGATTTTTTAAGATTGACAATATTCTGCCAAATGACTGCATGATGCTTGTCTTGCCAACTCCTGTTTTACCGTATATTATCATCGGTTTACCTTGTGCTATGTGTTCTGAAATAATAGAAACACAGTGATTCCATTCTTTGTTATCAATTATATAACCGTTAAACTTTTGATAATTATCAACAAAAAAGGAATGTAGTTCTTTCCCAGACAATACAGCAAATTCAATTGGCTTTGAAATCCGCTCAAGGTATTGCTTGTCATGTACCAAGACTTCAATTGCAGCCGTACAGCGTATTAACTCCAATACAATGTTATCTTCGTCAACTTCTTTTAGTGCTCTCTGCATCACTAGCGTTAGAGCCTTTAAAGCCTGCGTAGGAGTCGGGATCGAACTTGGAGATAGTTTTTGTATCGATTTCGGTTCTTTGTCTTCCATTTTTTCTGTTTTCGTTGAATATGTCATAGTATTTAATTCCGTCTTTTTTTGTTCTAAGCTTAACTATTGATAAAAAATTTGATTTCCAGAATTCATCTTCTCTAGCCCATGTAATAACTGCTTTTATTTCTGTAGGGTCTTTGTTGTCAATTCTGATTAATTTGTCTATAGTATCAGACCACAATTTCATTTTACTAACTTCTTCTTTTTCAGGTCTAATTCCTTTTGGAAAAAGAGACCAAGCGAAATTGCAGATTTCGTTTACTTCTTTATTAACAATAACAGTATCTTTTACATTAACACTTACATTATCATTAACACTTACAGCTTGATTTGCTAGCTTTTGCTTAACACTTCTAGCATTTGCTTGTTTTGCTAGACCTCCCTTTTTCCCTGCATCACTTCTTTTCTGCTTTATACTGCCCCATTTTAATAAGTCTCTTTTTAGTGTACTCTTCATATTTGCAAATACTGCTTTAATCAAAACGCTATCTGTATTCGGGTTTTTATCCCTAATATAATCACAAAAATGCTTTATTAATTTTCCAGCGTCTTCATCTGATAACTCATCGAAAGTATCGCCCCAATCAGCATAGAATAGACATGATTTTTTACCCTCAGCCATTACTTATTTGTTTAATATTTTCAAGTTTTGAATCAAAAAAAATCATTATGGCCTAACTAAGATAACCTTTCCAAGTCTTTTAAAATCAATTGAATTTCTGTTTATAGCTTGGTATACAGCTTGTACACTTATCTTGTGATCCTGAGCGTATTGCTTTACTGAAATGTACTCGTCAATCGTTGAATTCATATCGCTAATGTATTTATAATTTTAAACATATTCAAACTAAAAAAGATTAATTATTAAAACATAGTTGTTTGTGATTCATCAACTCCATCTAACTTCTTAAAACTATCCCAATCGAATGTCGTCAATTTCACTAATGATTTGATCTGATCTATGTCATATGGAAGTACTTTTGTCAAGCTATTAGCTCCATATGTGTCTGAAATCTTTGCAATTATCTTTGAAATTGCAATGTAATCAAGATTCAATCTGTACGTGTTTATCTGGAGATATTTCAATGTAAACTCCTCTTCAGTCATCGTCCCCATCCAAGCAACTCTGAAAGTTTCAATGCCTATTTTGTTAGCAATTTCCAGTATTTTCATACCATCTACCACCATGTTTTCTGTTATTTTGTCTCCTTTTTTAACGTCTGCTATTAATATTGGCCTCAATAATCCGTTGCTTATCACAGATTGTACCAGCATTTGATTCATTGAGTCGTCAGGAATATCAATTGATAATTCTCTTTTGTTGAATGTCTCATATTTAAAGTTTCCTTTTACCAAAACACCCCCCTTTCATGCCATACTCTTGTAACGTATCTTTCCATATCTAAAAATTGTTTGATTCTTTGTTCATTTAAAAACTCCATTTTAGAGTTAAACCAGAATGTTGTGTTTTTCCCTCCAAGATATACTGGAATCTTCTTGAATGACACACTATCGACACTATAAAACGGAAACATTAGCATTCCGTCTAAACTGCTATATCCTAATCCGTGCGCTTTCACTGTTTTTCCAGTCACTGCAAAGCACTTTTTCAAGAACTCACGCTTTACGTTTTCGTGCGTATCGTTCGCAGGACTAATTCCGATATGGTCTGTGTGCTCAATGTACTTGTGTAGCCACTTCTCGTTGTCTCCGTAATGATAGACCGGAAGAACATTCGAGAGCTTAGAACTCAAATAAAGGTAGTTCTCGTAGCTCTGCTCACAGCATAAATCTATATCCTTCGTGCTGCTCCCGGTCTTTGGTATCACATCAAGATTTATGAATGACCAATCACCAGGCTTAGTTCTGCAAAAATTGACATATTCATTAATGTTAATCGTACCACCTTTATTCCAAACTGTAAAAGCTCCGCTGTCAATGATTACGTCATTCTCTGGCGCGTTGAATTTATCACAGCTTTTCGCGTCTACTGCAAAAGATAATAAGTAACTAGTTGCACCCATTTTCTGAAGAGTCTTTCTTAACCCTTCAGGACTACTGAAAAAGTATTTCATATATCCTTGTAACCTTCTTCACAAGTTGTCAAGAAACCACCTCTCACATTGTATATTGTTTTGACGTAAAGATTGAAATTACATTTCAAGTCTAATGTGTGAAATAAATCAGCGGCAATTCTTTTAGTGACTGCTTCTTGATATATACCTACGTTTCTGAATGAAAGCAAGTAATACTTCAGCGACTTCAATTCAATACATTTACCGCTTACAGGATTATACTTAATAGTCAATTTAGCAATATCAGGCAATCCGCTGAACGGGCATACGGCTGTAAATTCTTCAGTTTCTGTAGTGATTAATTGGCCTTCACTATCAAATTCGAAAGTCTTCAACTCTTCTGTTTTGATAGCTGATTCTGGCAAAAAATCAAAGGTTTTTCCCTCTGCCAATTGTCCAATGCTTTCGTTAGTTACGTCCATTTTGTTTGTTTTTTGTGTAAGATAATTCGTTTCTATATGGTTATCAAATCCACCCTTTTTCTTTTGCTTCTCGGTATCCTTTTGCTCTTAGAATGGTAGCTGGGTTGTTTTCTTTTCCGTATCCCCATTCGTTCTTTGTCATATCTCCGTTATAATCTGTCAGCGTATGATCAATGATAATATCTAAGATACCCATCTCATTAGCTAGTCTCCAAGTCTGCGCTTTACTCATATACATCAAAGGAGCGAAGATGTTAACTTGATTTTCAATTGCTAAACGCATCGTTTTTTGCATAGAAGTAACGAACTCTTGACGGCAATCAGGATAACCGCTGTAATCAGTTTCACAAACTCCAATTACTACATTTTGAGCATAGTTTTCGTGCGCGTATGCGCAAGCAATAGACAAGAAAACAGCATTTCTTCCAGCTGTAAAAGTGCTTGGTAGGTCAGGGTTTTTTGTGTGTGCTGCATTCACATCCATTAAGTGATCAACTAGACTACTTCCTTGAAATACTCCTCTTAAGTCAAATACCTTGTAAGAAACCTTAGCTTTTTTTGCAATTAAAGCCGCTTGCTCAATTTCTTTTACATGCTTTTGCCCATAATCAAATCCTATTGCGAACACTTCATCAAATTCACGCAAAGCCCAAAATAGACATGTTGTCGAATCCTGTCCTC